AACCGAGCAGAAATGTCAAGCCCTCTAACGCATCCTGTTTTTGGGTCAGGGTTGTGGTCTGATTTTGTGGCTCGTTGCATATGTGCCACAGAAGCCAGCCATCCATCACTTTTACGATCCCTGTCTGGATAACACTCATTGACTTGATCTCTGAATGTTTCAGCAGCTTTAGATAACCAAGGCTTCATTAGCCAAGTAGCAATTTTAATTCATCGGCAGTTAAGCCAAGACGATCTGCAATTGCTTGGCGTGCTGCTTCTTTTGCTTTAATATCTTCTAATTCTTTTGCTAATTGTTTTTCTCTTGCTTCTCTTATCTTTTTTTCAGCAGCAGTTTCATCACGCTCAGTAATTGTTTCCTCACCAGTAATCGCATTAAATTCTTTTTCTATTATTTTCATGATTATCCTTTACGCGCTTGTGTAAACATAGACTGTGCCTTGATCCAAATTACCGGTTGAACTACGAATTGATATTGAACTGATTGTGCTAGATGAATCGTAATAACCACCTTGAATGTAAGTTCTGTGACCAGCTGCTCCATTAGGTCTGCCTGTTGCAGCAGTATTAAAAACTTTAACACCCGATGAATTACAACCACTCAATAAAGCATACCCATATATTCTTGATCCTACGTCTGTTGACATAGCACCAAAATAAACTTGATCTAGTGCTCCAAAAATTGCGTTATTGTGGTCATCTTTGTTATATGAAGTGTTTCCTATTTCCTCTATACCATAAACATAATAATTGGTACCTGTATCAGTATTTAAGCGAAAAGTTATAGTTGATGATGCGCTTGCCGAACTTGCACCATCTACTAAAATCATTATCTTATCTTTACCACTTATTCCAGAAACAGTAACAGTTTGTGCGCCAGTTAATGCTGTTCCACCTGCATTTAATAATGACCAATTTGCGCCAGCAGCAGCGGGTGCAGCCCATTTTAATCCTGTGGCTGTTGATGAATCTGCTGTCAATACTGTGTCATTTGCACCAACTGCTAATCTTGCAACTGTGTCTGCTGCTGTTGCTGCAATAATGTCGCCCTTAGCATCAACAATTGTTGCTGGAATTCCTGCATCTGCTGACCAAGTAAAATCTAAATCTGTGTTTGATGCTTTTGCTAAAACTTGACCAGTTGTTCCACCTTTAAGATCAACTAATGAAGTGTCTATATTTCCTGCAAGTGTGCGGATTGCAGCAGCACCATCTTTAACAAGATCGGTATCGGCTGGTGTTGTCCATCCAAAGTTTGTGGTAGTTGGCATTTTATCCTTTTCCTATGCGACTATTGTAGCGTATTCCCAAGTTAAAGTTGGGTCTATTGTGTTCCAAGCCTCTGTGGCTGGAGTTGTATTCCAACGCATCGCCACTTGGCTAAATGCAACTGGAGAAACATTGATTGTGAGAAAGAGTTCATTGAACCGAGTGCTCCATGACCAGCCCTCAACATAACCTTGAAAAGCCCCACCTGAGATTTGACTAGGCAGGTTTTGAATATCTACTGGCATTCCCATGAATACAGCTAGTAAATCATCTCGATCTGCGTCGTCTATTTCTGAGTTAGTAATTGGGAATGTGATCGATTGGAATGCTGGAATTGGATAGGCTCTCTGGGCTATGTATCGATCGGCAATATCTTGAGCATCGGTCGCCCCATGAACCCTAGAGTTGATAGTTTCAGCTTTGTAACCATATAGGGCAATTGAAGCGGCATCTGTGGCATCAACCTGTGAATTGTAATTGTTGCCATAATTGATATAAATATCATTGCGAACATCTGCTGATCTCATAATTGTAGATAAGCCAGCGCCTAACGCATGGCGAGCATCTAGTTCAACATAACCATTTACTAAAAGATAATTCTGCCTATGGTCTGCATCTGCATAAAATATGTTTCCGCTATTATCCTCACCAATTACACCAAACGCTGAATTGGCAATATCTGAAATGACATTGTAGATCGTGTCAGTAACATTTGATTGAGAACTCATGGTATAAAGACCCGGCTGATCTATTTCTCCAAGTCCTAAATTGACTGCATTAGCCCAAGTTTCCGTTGCATCATAAGTTGACCATTGAGAAGCTGCTGGCACATCATTCCAAGTTCCAAGCAATACGCTTGAAAGAATCTCGTAGATTTGGTTGCCATCTTCGTCTTGAGAAATGTTGTCATTGAAGATTTCTTTGGTTAATCTAGCAAGTGAACCCATAGCCAAAAGTGTGTATTGGACAACTGTGGCTGCTGCACCTGTTTGTAAAACTCCAACTGTAACATCTGTTAGATCGCCACCGAATAATGAAACATAAGATCCAGTTGAGTCTTTAACTTGCAAATCAAAAGAGTCGTTAATGTCAAATGGAAGTGTTTGGTTATTTAATGCAACCAAAGTAACTTGCATATATGAAGGAAGTGGCTGTTGGTAGATGTCAGATCGACCTGCTTGGTGCTGAACATCTGAAATGGTGATGTTAGTATAATCAACCCCACCGACAGTTAATTTCCAGTCTGGTGTAAATTGTGACATTAATTAACTCTATCTCGTAACGCAGTTACCGATCTAGCTGCTTGGCTATTTAAGGTTGTTGCAAAAGCCCTTGCAGTTCCTTCAGGATCTATTGCGCCTGATATATTAACTATAATACTTGGATTAGCTGCAAGGGTTTGACCTTGTTTTTCTAGCACTCTAAATTGTGCTTCAAGTGCATCAAATTGTTTTTGAGCAGCTGACTTAGATACTCCACCAGATGCGACTTGAAATGTCAGCTCGGTAAATCTATCTTGGACATTAAGTAATTTATCTGTTAAATCTTTTAGGCTGGTCGCTGCTTGAGTGCTAACAATTCCACCACCTGCTCCGCCACCGCCACCTGCTCCGCCACCGCCACCAAAACCACCGCCACCGCCACCAAAACCACCGCCACCGCCACCACCTGTTGGCAAACCAAATTGTGGATTACCTGCACCATATTCAAATGATGATCCACCTGCTCCGGTTTCGTCTGCGCCTCTAGCAAATTGACTTAATCCATAAGTAACTGCCACAGCTGCTAATGCTGCTGCTGCTGTTCCAACAGATGCTCCACCAGTAGCAAATGCAGTTGCAACACCTGCACCCGCTGCTGCTGTTCTAAGTGTTTTCATGGCTGCAATTAATGTTCCAATAGCGGTAACAAATGCTGCAATTTTATTGACAACAAATACTGTGGCTATAACTCCACCTAATATAATCAATTCATCTTTAATGTTAATTACAAACTTAATAACTCCTCGTAATTGTTCACCAAATTGAAAAGCACCTTCGGTCGCTTTAGCTGTTTCTGATGCAATTGAGTTATCTCCCGTTAATCCAGATATAAATGCCTGTATGTTAGGAACTACTCTTTGAATTAAATAATCAGCAAATTTGACAAAAATAGGAAGTAATGCTGCTCCTATTTGTTCTTTAGCCTCATCCATAGCAATAGTTAATTGTCTAAACTTAAATTCAGCGTTAGTAGATTCATTGGCAATAAACCCGCCATAGGTAGTCTTTAACTCTTTAGTAATATCATCAAATGATTTGGTTTTTAATGTTGCAGCATCTATTCCTAGACCTAACTTACCTAATGCAGTATTTGACCCATCATAGGCTTTACCTAATGCGTTTGTAACTGTTTCTAATGGCTTACCAGTTGCCACGCTGATTTCTTGAGCAAGGGTTAATAATTCCTGTGCCTTAGTAACATCCTGAGTCGAACGAATTAACCGAGATAACGCTGGTCTTAAAACATCATCGGTGGTAGCAGTTGCAATTGCTTGCTTAGTAATATAAACATCAATTGATCTGATCTGTTCCTCAGTAGCCCTAGTATTGGCTCTAATTGTCTGCTCAAGGGATTTTCTAGCTTTCTCATCCTCAGCAGCAGCTTTAACAGCTGATATAGCAAATGCGCCGGCAGCAGCACCAGCAGCAGCAAATGCCAACGCAGCTTTCTTTCCAAATTCACTTATTTTGTTTGCGTTATTTTCTACCGATTTATCGGCTTCGCCTAGTTTCTTTTTTAGATCATCAACATCGGCAAGTATCGATAGTTTTAAAGTTCTATTATCTCTTGCCATTAGACCCACTCCTTAAGAATTCTACTAAATGCTGCTTCCCATTTATTAATCAATTCAGGCTGAATTCTGCGAAGGGTTGGATAGATAAACCATCCTCGACTACCTCTGCCTTGCCGTCCAGAATATGTAGGGAACTGTTTGAACTTATTTGATCCAAACTCCATACCACCCCATAAGGTTTGAGTCGTAGCCCCACCTGAAAACCTCTGTGATGCGAAACCATAACGGAACTCACCAATTTTACTTGACTTGCTGACCTTAACGCCATCTGCAATTCTTTTCGCTGCGATGCCTGACTTTGTTCTATTCGCAGCTGCCGCTTTAATTTCCTCAGATGCAAAATACGCCAGAGCAGCAGATTGGCGTTTTGCTTCATCGGTTGCAGTTTCATCCATAAGTTTGAACGCTTTGTAAATATCGCGCAGGTCGGATTTGTTATATGCGATTGTGTCATTCGCCATTCCTCTGCTCCAATATCTCGATTGCTGTCATTATGTCGTCTGCATCAACCCATTCGCTCATTGGTATTTGAGTTGCTATTGCTAACTGAACCAATAACCGGCTTAGGCTTCCTTCTCTGTGGCTTTTGGGTTTGCATCACCGACTTGAACATCGATAACTGTTTCGCACCATATCTCATAAGGTTTAACTGCTTTGCCCGCAGCTTCTCTCTTATGGGCATGATATGCCAAAAACATAAGATCACTTATGCCCATCTTTTCAGATGCTTGACCGATTATGTTCCCAGTCTTTTGTTCCCATTTTTGCCACTCAGGCGGTTGGGCTATGTAAGTTGCTTGCTCGCCTGAGTTATATTCAATTGTAATTGGTAGTTTCATTAGTGCTCCCGTTTCTAATTGTTAAGCGAAGTTTTCTGCTGGCACTCCAATAACTTGGAATGTCAAAGATACAGTTTGTGCATCTGGTGCAGTTCCACCAGCTGAAGGCCACATTGGCAATACTTGGAAAGTAAATACTGCGCCTGATGTAGCTGTAAAAACTGTGCTGATTGCTGTGTCTGGTGCTGACTCTGCAACGCCCCATAAAATCTCGCATAGAGATCCAGTTGCGCCCCAGTCGGCTAACATTTCAACAGCTAGTGTGAAATTGTTATCGATAACTTTAAAGGCTTTGCCATCTAAAGTTTCATAGGTTTGGCGATTCATTTCGCCAGTTAAAACTGCACTTGTTGCTTGAGCATCGAAAGTGTTACCACCGATTGTGAAGGTAACATCTCTGCCCGTGATTACTGTGGTAGGCACTTGAACTCCTTAAGTTGTTTGT